TCTCTTGCTTTTGCAATCATTTGGACTATAGGGTGAGGATGTTCCTGTAAAAAATTTTTAGTAAAGGATGGCGCCGATGATTTCTCTGTTGTGTCATAAGGTAAACCAAGCTTATCAAAAACTTTTGATATGCTTCTTGCAGCCCAAATCTGTGGTTCTATCCCTGTTTCTTGTTTTACTTTTAATAACAATTCATGCTCTTGTGATGTTAGCTGTTGTTTTAACTTGTGTGCACGTTCTATATCAACTCTTACTCCTTTGAATCTCATATCAACTAGGCAAGGAAATAAATCTGTTTCTAAACTAAATATAGATTCTATATCTTGATGAATTATTTCTTTTTTAAACATTTGCCATAGTTCTAATGTAAGTTCAGCATCTTTCTCAGCATAAGCTCCAACTTCCATAGCTGGCAATTGCCACATATCTTCTTTAGGATCTAATCCTCTAGACTTAGCTGCTTCATTTAAGGCAGCCTCGCTCTTACCATAACCAAGATAATCCCAAGACAACATATTTAAACTATATTGAAATCTATTCTCATCAATTAATGATGCTGCAATCATTGTATCTACAATCAAACCATTGATTTTAATACCCATTTGTCTTATCCAACAAACGTCATACATAGCATTATGGAATATTTTTAAAGAAGGAGTAGCCATGGTGTCTTTAAACCATTCTAAAACCTGTTTCCTATCCATATTAGGCCCTGATCCGTGGGCTATGGGAAAGTAAAAAGATCTTCCTGGAACAGCTACAGCGATACCAATAACTTCTCCATTACCTATAACAGAACCTGATCCTTTCTTTTTTAAATCTGGATCTCTTGTTTCTAAGTCTACTGCAATCTCATCATAAGATCTAAGATCTGGAAACTCTTCTGGTTCTACCCATTCCTTCTGTGCTTCAAATAGAGGTACTTTCATAATCCCTTTCAATAATCATTTCTATATAATGGATTGCTTTTAACAAATCCTGTTTCTTTCCTTTATCTTGATGCCTACAAATATATTTGATGGCATTACCTTCTGCAAATAGTATCTTATTTTTATTAATAAATAAAGAGGGTTGTATTTTATATTTTTTATAATGAACTCCTCCTATTTGTTTATAAAATGTTTTATTACTCATAACTGATATCCTTTCCATTCCTTTTTAGATTTTAATATATAAAGATTTTCCATAGATCTTGTTGCACCAACGTACCAAACTCTATGTTCTTCATCTTGTTTATCAACACTTGCTTCTGTTGATTGTCTTATCTTCCTTGCATTATCTAAGACAAGAATAACATTCTTACATTCACCACCTTTTGCTGCATGAATGGTTGATACTTCTATTCTTGGTTCTTCAGATAATTTCTCACCATTAGTTAACATAGTTCTAATGTATAATTCTTTTTCTTGATCTAAATTTGTAAAAGCATCAAACCAAGTTATTCCAGGAGTAAATCCTAAATCTTCTATTTTAACATAAGTTTTATTTCCAAACTTCTTTTCATCAAATGTATCATCCAAATATTCATATATATCTTTACAGTCAGCAATAGATATTTCTTTACCTAATGTAAGATCAGTCCATTTTAATACTGATTTATAAAGCCTACTGTCAAAACTTTTACCGTATCTATTTTTAAAATATAATTTTTTCTCTTTTAATAAATCTGATATCTCATCTGATCTATAAGTTGTTCTAGTTAATATTAACCAATTACCTTCAGTTAAATCTAAATTATCTATATCAAATATAGTATCTACTTTCCCCTGGACTACATTTCCTTCTTTATCTTTCTTTGCATAATATACTTTTTCTTTTCTCTTACCTTGTATTCTATTTAATATTGTATTTGATAATTCTTGAACTGCTAATGGTATACGCTCAGATTGTTGTAATACCTCTTCCTCTGCTGGTTCATCAATGAATCTATTAACATCCGCTCCAGCCCAAGCAAAAATAGCCTGGTCATCATCTCCAGCTAAAAATACATCTTTAGATTTTGATTTTAATACATCAAACATTTTCCATTGTATTGGAGATAAATCCTGAGCCTCATCTATAAATATAACTTCAAATAAAGGACACTTGTCTGAATTCAAAACAAATTTTTCTATCATGTCTGTATAATCATCTAAGTTATAAGCTTTCTTATAATTATTAAGATTAAGATTTATATGGTGTAAAGTATCTAAATCTATATCCCTACTCCATTCATTAGTATTAAATTCATCTTCAATTGAAATACATTTAACTCGTGCCTTACCAATTAATTTAAAATATTCATTATCACAATTCATATAACAACTTTCTTCTGAATCACTTGAATAGTTAACTCTTATACTTAATTCCTTACCTAATTGTTCATAATGAACTGGTTGCATAACATTATCTTCACTCATACCCAATGTATGAAAAGCTAATGAATGTAATGTTTGAAAAAACTTAGTATCGGATTTATTTAAGTCTTTATTTAAATGCAAGAATCTTTCTCTAGCTTCATTGGCTGCTTTTCTTGTAAAAGCAAAATAACCTATTTTATTTAAAGGCACTCCCTTTTTTAAATAGTTATCTACCTCATTTAATAACCTTCTTGTTTTACCTGTTCCTGGAGGACCCAATACCTTTCTAATCATTAAAATATATCCTTTTTAGACTTAACAGGTATTATTTCAGGTTTAGATTGTTTAATTTTAAACTTATCTATAGATATTTGTATTACATCAATTGGATCATGTGATTCTTTCTCACCTTGCTTCTTAGGAAATCTTTTAGGTACATTAATTTTTGCTTTTTCCTTACCACCACATATCTGTATTATTTTTTCTGCAGTCTTAGATTTATCTTCTTTCCAATCTTTACCTTTTAAAGAATTATAAAAACTTTGATATTTGAAATAAGCATAATCACCTTCTATTAATACAGCTCCTGTTTTAAATGCAGCATTAGATTTAGCTTGTGGACCATTAACATAATCTTTTAAATACTCTGCTAACTGTTCATCTGGAGTAGTTCCCTTAGGAGGTAGTAGTTCTTCTGTTGGTGGAAATAAACTATCTAATACTTCTTGAAAATCATTAGATTTAACTTTTGGTGGAACAAAGTCTGCAGCTGCTGCAATGATAGATCTAATTTCTTCTTGTAATACTATTTGTTTAACATTTCTTGCTTTAACATTTCTAGATTCACCATTTGGTAATTCAACGTTAAAAGTATATTCAGGTTCTGGATATTTAATTTTAACCAAACTTGATAATTTAGGAAACAATACTTTTCTATCAGATAGAAATCCATATTTTCTTTTTACACATTCTGATTTCATACAGAAGTTTGCAATAGGTTCCTGAGTACAAGTATAACCTTTAGTAGAATCTTTTTTCCAAGATCTAATCTTATCTCTTACTTTTTTCTCACTCCAATCATCAACAACTAATCCATTAGAATCTTTTAAGAAATATTTTTTAGGAGCATCCACAACCATCTCTTCCCATTTGTCCTGGTATCTTTTTTTAGCAAACACCATGTAATTATATAACCATCTATCTCTACCATCATCTAATGGACTCTTAGTCATAATCTGTAGACAAGGAGGACCATCATCAAACTCGGATGGGCCTCCTTGTAGTACAGTTTTCACATGGGCTATGGAAAACTCTTCTAGTTCACTTGATGTCTTTAAATTTGCTTCTATTACTTTTATAAATTGTTCAAATGTAAATGGTTTACCATCAAAATTAATAGCAATTCTTTCTGCTTTATTATAATATGGTAGGTTTATAAAATTACCATCTATAAACTTTCCTTCCGAATCTTGTCCAAGTTCTGTTTGTTTAGGATATATTTCTGTTTTTAATGGAAGCTTTAATGTAAATAATAAACCCTCTAGAAATTTTTTAATAATTATTGCTTTAACTGGTTCTTTTAAAAATAAATAAAGATGTAATCCACCACTTTTTGATTTAACTGGTATTAATGGAAGGTCATATTGTTTTATAATATCTAAGTATTTCTTAATTGAAAAATCTTTGTAGTCTTTTGAATCAATATCTATTGTACCAAACCTAACCATACCTTCATCATTACAGGGTTGAATACCTATAGATTTATTTCCGTTTAAATGATCTAGATAATATTGATCTGTTATAGGTTGTTTAGACCAACCATATTCTGGTTTTAATTTTCCTGTAACTGGATCTTTTATTGTTTTAGTTAAATCTGCAATACCGAAATTTCTTTGCAGCCCAGTAAAATATTCTATAAACTTTCTTTCCATTTAGCCCTCTGTATTTTAGGGTGAGCATTGCTGCTCACCCATTTAAACTTAATAATTAAAAGTGCGCTTCAGATCCTTTTTCAGGAGCAGAAGTTTCTCCATGCTTGACTTTTACATCACCTCTGGAAACACTTTCAGCAAACGATTTAGCTTGTTGGTATAAAGAAGAATCCTCAACAGGACCTACTTTATTAACTTCCCAACCAAACCAAGTACCTTTATCATTTGATTGTTGAACTGTTCTCAACTTATAAATATGACTGAAAGATGCAGGAGTAAATAAACCGTTTTTACCTTTCATCTTAATACCAGCCATCATACTGTTCCATTTTCTACTAATCTTTAATTGTGTAGATTTCATAGCTAATAAAGCAGTTGTTGGAGTTTGACCACAAACAATCAAAAAATGACTTGCAGTTTTTTCAATATAGTTTCCATTAGGAAGTCTATCTTTGAAAGATGCATCTCTTTTTGTTTTTGTTAGTATATCACTTGAAGACGAATGGATTCCAACTGGAGCCCCAGAACCTTCACCTCTATCTTGCCATTCAATATATTCCAATTTGTAATGACACGGTAGAACATTGATTCCTTTTTCACCGTCAAATAATTCTCCTGTAACAGAGTTGTAAATCATTCCAGGTTCTGCACCTTGAACATATTTACCATCTCTCTTATTAACTTCTGGAGATAATTGTCCTAGTATTTTAAGAAAAGGTAATGCTAGATCCTCATGACCCATGTTACCTAAACCTTTATCTGCGTCTGCTTCAAAGAAGCTAACAGCTAAAGATCCTGCAGCTACTTTCTCAGTTACTGCATTGGACTTTTTAGTTTCTTGGTCCATTGTGCTTTGTGCTTTGTTCATGTTTATTTCCTTATTAGTTTGGTTCTGTTTCCTGCGAACACGTTAAATAGATCAGAGGGCATATCTTTCCCAGATTCGATACGCTCTCTGACCAAGGCCTTAAGAGTCATGGGTTCAACCTTTAATTTCTGGGCCGGTTGATATCCATTCTCTGCCGCAAGGTTTGCATAAGCAATTGCCTTGTTATCTTCGTTGCGACCAAAAGAAACGGTAATCTCATTTTTAATAAGATCACCTAAGCCGTTTGTACGAAGCCAGTTAAATGCCTCTTCTTTCCTTTCAGGGGAAATTGAAGCACCGTAGACGGGTTTTACTTCTACAGCTGTACCGTCTGCTAATTTCAATGTTGAGATATTCATTTCAGTCATCATTGTGGGAATGACTTCTCCTGAAAGAACATCAGCATCTTGTTTTAATTTTTTTAGAACTTCTTCCTGTAACAATATTTTATCTTCAAGTTCTTTTAATTTAACAACTTGATCAGATAAAACTTTAGCATCATTAATTTGAGTAATAGACTCTGCTTGGTCTAGCTCATAGTTTATATTATTCATATTTTTATCTTTCTATTTATTTATTTAAAACTAAGTATAATTCTTTTTTATGTATATGTCAATACATAGGATAAAATTAAATATCCTCAATGTTCCCTTTCTCAAATAAATTAATTTCTATTGGATAGTAAGTTTGTTCTTGTCTATCCCATTTTAATAAATTATATCTACCATTAGTTAAATCAGAAGCAATAGAGCACGCAACACCAATAATTGCAGGATCGCCTGTAAGTAGTAAATAATCTTTAGGAGTATAGTCTTTTAATAATTTTCTTAATTTAAATATTAATGGTCCTGGACTTAATATAATTTGTGTGAATTCTGGTAATAATACTTTCATTTCACCATATTTCTGCGCACCCATAATATTAAATTTGGGTTGGCCAGATCTTGTACCAGGTAATTCTTGTATAACGTAAACTTTAGAGTCCATACTTTCTTTGTTGTTGACAAATATATATGAGTTAATATATAATAAATAAATAGAAAGATAAAGGAATTATTATGATTAATTATAAGTTTAAGACTAAGCCATATGCGCATCAAATAACTGCGTTAGAAAAGTCCTGGAATAAAGAAGCATTTGCATATTTTATGGAAATGGGAACTGGTAAATCAAAGGTTCTTATTGATAATATTGCTATGCTTTATGATAAAGGAAAAATTAATGGGGCGCTTATTATAGCACCAAAAGGAGTTTATCAAAACTGGCATGATATAGAAATACCAGTTCATATGCCAAAACACATAGAGAAAAAAATGGTATTATGGAAAGCAACTATAACTCAAAAACAACAAAAAGAATTAGACTCTCTATTTGAATCTGAAGAAAATCTTCATATATTAATTATGAATGTTGAATCTTTTTCAACTAAAAAAGGATTAGAATTTGCATCAAAATTTTTAAGTTGTCATCAAACTTTAATGGCTATTGATGAAAGTACTACAATAAAAAATCCAGAAGCTAAAAGAACTAAATCAATCGTAGCTTTAGGTAAAGAAGCTAAATACAGAAGAATATTAACTGGATCTCCGGTAACTAAATCACCATTAGATTTATATAAACAATGTGAATTTTTAAAAGAAGATTTATTGGATTTCAGTTCTTATTACGCTTTTAGAACAAGATATGCAGATTTAAGAACAGCTAATTTTGGTGGAAGATCAGTTCAAATAGTTGTTGGTTATAAAAATTTATCAGAACTATCTGAAAAATTAGAAGGGTTTTCTTATAGAGTATTAAAAGAAGATTGTTTAGATCTTCCTAGTTATGTTTATACAAAAAGAATCATTCAGTTAAGTCCTGAACAAAAAAAAATATATAATCAAATGAAACAAATTGCTTTAGCACAATTTGATGATAAACTTATGACAACAGCTACTGCATTAGTTCAATTAATGAGATTACATCAAATTACTTGTGGACATTTCAAAGCTGATGATGGAACTGTTCAAGAAATTAAAAATGAAAGATTAGATGCTTTAATGGATATATTAAGTGAAGTAGAAAACAAAGCAGTTATCTGGGCTCATTACAGGCATGATATTGATTCTATTATTAAAGCTGTTACAAAAGAATATGGTCCAGATTCTTTTGTAACTTATTATGGAGATACACCACATGATGAAAGACAAAATAATATTAAACTAATGCAGGACCCTAGTAGTAAAGTTAGATTTTTAATTGGAACTCCTCAAACTGGTGGATATGGTATTACTCTTACTGCAGCTAATGTAATGATTTATTATTCTAATGGTTACGATTTAGAAAAAAGAACTCAATCAGAAGCTAGAATTAATAGAGCAGGACAAACTAGAAAAATGACTTACATTGATATTATTGCGGAGGGCACAGTAGATGAAAAAATCGTAAAGGCCCTCCGTAAAAAAATAAATATTGCTTCACTGGTTATGGGTGAAGATTTAAAAGACTGGATATAAATTTCCACTCCTCCTCATTATAAGGAAACATTATTTTACTTCTACTTTAATGCCTTTAATTTCTTTTGGTTCATTAAAACCAAATTTAATTTTAAGTAAACCATCTTTCATTTCAGCTTCATCAACTATTGTATCTTTAGCTAACTCAAACTGTTTGAAGAATTTTCTAAATGCTAGACCTTTTTGTACATAGTCTACATTTTTATCTTCTACTTTTCCTTCTACTGTTAAGATACCATCTTTAACTTCTACTAATACATTTTCTTTATTGTAGCCAGCTAAACCGATTTCTAAACCGTATTTACCTTTTGAGTATTTTACTACGTTATAGAATGGAAATGATTGTACTTTTGACCACGTGTCAAAAATATTTTCAAACGCATCATCAAAAAACTTTGTTGATCCGTTGAATATTTCTTTTTGTATTTTGTTTACATCAAGTAAACCATTGTTTGGGAATAATGAATTGAAAGTCATTATTATCTCCTTTGTTAAGCAAGTTAATAGGTCCATCCACATGATGCAACCTGAAGGATATATAACAATTAATTTTCTGATTTCAAGTAGCTTATTTTATGTAATTCCTTTAAATCATGTTCTCTATCAAGGAATTTGTACTCTATTTTAGTAGTATTAAAATCTTTCTTTATTTTATTGCATATTGTTTCAGGATCGAATTCGCCGCAGGAGTAAACATCAAACTGAAGCAAGGCGGGGTCAGGCTCGTCCCAAACATGCATTACTATATGAGATGTTTCAATAATAGCTGCCCCTGTAATACCACGATTTCCTACCATATGAGAGTACTTAACATAAGGACCCATCATAACTTTCATTCCAATTTCTTTTATAAATTTTTTAAACCATTCAGTAAGAACAGTTTCATCCATAGGAGGATTTTTAGCTTCCGCTCTAATTATTAAATGTTTATGTACTAGTACTTCCATAAACGCCTAATATAGTTTTTTAAACCTATGTGCAATACTTTATTTTATAAATTTAAAAGCTAGTGTGAGTATTAATATGATGGTTGATCCAAGTCCACCTATGATCCACCAAGTTAATTTTTCTACTCTTCTGTCTATCTTAGTATGATTTCGGCAAGACTCTTCTGTGAGATGTCTAAGATCCCTTTTAATACCTGTAATATGACCATAGAGAGCTACAATATGTTCTCCCGTCGTCTTTGGTTCTTTTCCGTTTGCCATTAAAAATCCCTATTATATCTTATTCCTAAATTAAATGGATAAGAAGAAGTTATATAAGATTGAGATGGATAGTCCATATATTGTTGTTTTTCA